TTGTCCTCTAGTATAGGATACCAGAATTCCTTTGTTTGTGTGGCATCTAAGCGTACTTTTGCACCAACTTCGCCCGTTTTACGGTCTATCTTTGCATACCAACCTGGTGATGGCTTCGTTACAAACTTAGCTTCGATTGCTAAATCTAATAAACCAGAATACTTTTGCATACCACCATTAAATGATACTGTGATTGGTATTTTAGATTTCTCTTTTACATACCTAGATTTTTCTACATTGATGATAAAGTTATAACCTTGTAAACCATCTTTACCTTTATCTTGTTGTCTACCAAGAATCCAGATTGTGTCAGCAGAGTAATAAGAACCTGTACCACCGCCAACAATGTCTTTTGGAAACATTCCAATTTCTTTATATGTGTGATTAACAACAACTAAAGGTATGTCTTTGATAGTGAGGTGAGGTGTTATCATGCGAAACAAAGACTTTATACCTTTAGCTCTTGTCATATCAGCAACTGTTTTACCTTCTATTGAATCATCAACTTCTTTCTTTGAAGCTAGATTACCAATAGAATCTATAATAACAATTATTTTATCTTCAGCTGAAATATCTTGTAACTGATTCATTATATCAATTTTAAGTTCTTCTACACTTGTAATCGGTGTATGTAAAACTCTATTCATATCAACATCAAATGTTTCAAAGTATTTTTGTGGTGTGCCAAATTCTGAATCATAAAACAATACAATTGCATCTTTATATTTTTTCAAGTATGAAGAGGCAAGTAACAAACCAAATGCACTCTTAAAGTGTTTTGATGGCCCTGCCAACATTGTTAAACCTGGTGTTATGCCACCATCAAGTGAACCTGAAAGGGCAACATTAATCATTGGTACTTCTGTTTGTACCATATCTTTTTGACTAAAGAATTTTGACTTAGAAAGTATTGACGATTCTTTAATCGTAGTATTCTTTTTTAATTTGTCTAATAAGCTCATTTCATTCCTCTCACTTTTGCAATTTGATTTTTAGGCACCAACATTTTATCTTTATCTATAAAGAAGGATTCTAAACTAGGACTAGCTGGTAAGTCAAGCCTTTTCTTTCGATTTGCCTTCTTTACTGGTGCTGGTGGTTTTGGTTTTATTTTATATTTTTTGTAAGATTGATTTGCAGCTATCAAAAGTAAAACTGCTAACGGGTCGAACACAAATATAATTATGAATATAACAAATCTTACGGCTTTATCTATAAACTTTGTATCATCTTTATCATATAATAACTCGGCGATAAACATGATTGGCCCTACTTCTGCCCTTAATATATTTTCTTCTCTCAATAATGGTAATTTTTCTTTTGTAAGTTCTACTAATTGTGCTTGTGCATTTCGTATTTGTCTATCAGTTGTTCTTGCCACTTTTTCTGGGTCATCACCTGCCTGTCTATACAAGTAAGTTAATCTTTCTCTAATTAACTTTTCTCTTTGTTCTATCTGTTTCACTTGTACAGAATTTGCACCAACTATTATGTTAGATTCAATGTGAGCTCTTGAAAGAAAACCAAATATACCCATAGAAGTAATTAACATCACAAGTATAATAGCTGTGATAAAATATACTTTCATAACCAAAATAGTTTCTTTCCAGTTATTATATAACCAAGATACTGTAACTAATTTGGCAATTTCTAATACTGTACCCATTACAATAATTGGCCAAAATGAACCTGGAAAAATCTGTGCTAAACCTATAACTGAGTAGTAAGCTGCAATCGCTGATAAAGCAATTGCTGTGAGAAAAGGTAAAATGGCTTGTGTCATTTTATTTCCAATTGATACTCTTGAGAACCTATCTTACCTTTTACATAAAAATTAAAAGCAATAGAGTATCTATCAAGATCTGATTCATTGTCTGATACAGAATGACCTAACCAAGGAGGAAAAAGATAGAGTTCATTATTTTTTGGCTTAAAACTCCATGACTTACAATTAAGTAAATTCCATTCAGTATAGTCCAAATCTAAGTGCATTGGAAAAACTGTTGTGTGATTATATTCTTTAGCAAAATGGATATCTCCTGAATTATCAGTTACATCAAAATAATATATGCCAGATAAGATACAGTTTGTATGCACATGATTTTGAGCCCAATCCCCTTTACTATGTTTTACAACCCACGAATTTGTCATATAAAACTCAATATTAGAGTTGACTTTAAGTTCATCAAATACAAATCTATTTACATTATGTAAGATATGTTGTTTGAGTTTTTGAGTCTGTGGGTTATCTAACACATATTTATCTATTGAATAATCACCATTTTCTGAGGACATTCTTTGAAACTTAGTAGATTTTAAATAATTAATCTCTTCTTCGGTAATTGGTAAATTTTCTTTTACAAAAATTGGTGTACTAAAGAGAGGTAAAATTTTGTAATCTACTTTAGCCAAAAAAATTCTCCAATGAATTAGTCTTTTCTATTTCCCAGCCAATACACTCAAGTATAAATTTGATTGGTTCTATAAAACCTTTTTGAAATTGTATATCATAATCAATATACTTTTGTAAGTCAAACTCTTTTGGTATTCTTGTTGGAAAAGATATGACATTATCTTTCAATGGGTTTGGTTGTTTAACATATGTAAACTTCAACTTTTCACCATCTTGAATCATAGGATATCTTTTATCAAGATTTAATTTTTTAACATTGTGATTGTATATCAATGCACCTCTCACATGAATTGGTGTGCCTTTTTTGTATATTGAATTAGAATCTACATATGTTTTCATACCATTCACACCACGAGGAAAAGATATTTCTTCTGGTGGTAAATTCTTAAATTCTTCTTTGAACTTTGCAATAAATTCTTGAACTTCATCTTCACCTTTTGTAACAATAATCTTAGTAAGCTCTTTCATCTTCTCACGAATCGCATAAGGCGTTGATGATTTAATCATCTCAAGACCCATGATTTTTAATTTAGGTGTTGTATATCTAACACCTTCATTATCATATACGTTTAGAATATATCTTTTCTTGGCAGTCCAAAGACCTTTGTCTGCAAGTGCTTCTCTTTTCATTACCATCTTTTGGTCATATGCAGATACATAGTCAGCAAGATCCTTATAACTTTTATCAATAAAAGATTGAATCTTTCCATCACATACTTTATCCATGAATTTGATTGCTTCGTCAGCTGATGGTTTTTCCTTAAATACTTTATTAACAAGACCACCAAGCCTAAGGTAAATTGAGTCTGTATCTGAAGCAACAACATAATCTTCCTCTGTTTTAAGTAAGTCATTCATGTACCTGTTCAGTTTGTTTTCTATCCAACGAATAGATAACTGACCAGCCAAAGTAACTGCAAGTGCCTGTCTTAGGTCATAGAATCTAAAGTATTGTGAACCAAGAGCACCATAAGCAGAGTTTAGTGATACTTTCTTTGCAAGTTGTAGATTATTCAGTTTTGATATAAGTTTTTCTAAATCTTTACTTGGTCTTTTCTCATAATCTTTTTGAGCCTGTATCATTTGTTTTTTAAACTTCTTACGATCTTCATACATTTCTTCCATCATCTTTGGTAAGAAACCTTGTTTATCTGTTCTAAAAAACTGGCCGTTTGGTGTGAGTGTTACACCATCTAATTTCTTTGTATCAATCTTTTGATGCAATAAAGACTCTACATTTACTTCTTGCATAAGAATCTTTTGCATATCTTTTGTATACTCTTCACTATTCACAATAGTTTCTGGACTAATGTTATACATGATTAACAAATGTGGATATAGACTGTTCAAGTCAAATGATGCAATCCAATCGTGCATACCAACTTGAGGTTCTTTTACATAAGCACCTTCAAAGGCAGATACTTTCTTTTTGAATTTTTTTGGTGGTACAATAATCTTTTGTGGTAGTAAATGATTGTATATCAAAGAGTCCCACATTCTTGTTTGTGCAAATACATCTTCAAAGTTTGACTTTGTATCGTAAGCCAGAGTGATTGCCATTTCAATCAACTTTAACTTATCTTCTAGTTTAATAATCAAGTCAACGTCTTTGATATTGTAATCAATAAATTTCTGATAGTTCTCTTGGTATAGATTATGCAAACTATCATACTCATCATACGATAATTTTCTCTCACCAAGTTCTACATTGGCAATTGCATCTAACTTATATGATTCTTGAGATTTACCACCTGGTGCATACCATTTGTATAGTTCAATATAATCTAATGAGTTAACGCCAGATAAATGATATGATATAAGTTCACGGCCATTCAATACAACTTTTCTTTCCCATATATTATTCCAAGGCGAAAGTTTTTTTGCATACTCTTCACCGAACAGCATACGAAAACGATTGATGATATAAGGTATATCAAAGAAGTTTGTATTCCAACCAGATATAATATCAGGATAATCCGATTGCCAGTATTGTAAAAACTGTTTGCATAAATCTTTTTCTTCAGCACACTTGATGTATCTCACATTTTCTGGACAATCATAATCACCACAACCAAAGACAACTGAATTACCATTTAACTCACGAATACAAATGGCTGTGATTGGTGCTCTCGCCTCATACGGGTCTGGAAAACCATCTTGAGAACTGACCTCTATATCAATAATAGCTATGTTGATGTTCTTAATATCCCATTCTATTTGACCCTTGAATTGGTCAGCAATAAAAGCATATTCAAAACGATCCATACCATAAATATCAAAGTTATCTATATCTTTATACTTTCTTTGAAAGTCTTTTGCAGCTCGTATAGAATCAAATCTCATAGCATCTAAAGATTCTCCGTGAATACCATGCCAATCACTTTTAGAACCTTTAGACCTGAGAAATAAACTAGGTGAATAGTCTACTTTACCTTTTACTCTCTTACCATTATTAACACCACGATAAAGTATTTTATTACCTTGACATAAAACATTCGTATAATGTTTTGACATTATACTGGTACTTTAACATCATCTGAAAAAACACCTATAGTAACCCATCTTTTTGGGAACAACATCTCACGACCACGAAAATCGTTCATGTCTTTTGTTGGGTCTTGAACATAGCCAATCACTTCAACTTTTTTGTCGAAGCTTCTACTGACCATGTCATATCTTTCGGCTCTAGGCAGCCTATACTCTGTTGCTAATTTCTTAGCAAGTTCTTGCCTAGCATTTGGTTTCCATCTCTTTCTCATAATAAATCTCCCAAATCCATATTATACATCTTGTCTTTTAAAAAGTCAACTCTTTCTTCTAAAACACGAGCTGTTGTTTTTAAATGTCCAAGCCCTGTGATACCTTTTTCTTCCTCGTTCTTTATAAAAGTTCTCACTCTTTTAGCTTCACTAGATAAAACTCGAATGTAAACTAATTGTTGAGATATTTCATCTCTGTTTCTAATTTTAAATTCTATATTATTCATTGTTTCTTCGTTTATAATCATTCTATTACCCAATGTCCTATTCTGTCACCACAAGGACTATCATACCATATTCCACCTTTTGGTTGAGGCAAATCTTCGTCTTTCCATACAGGATAAATCACTTTGCCTTTATGATTTCTAAAATCATCATTATATCTAAGATGAATCTCTATCACATTACCACCAATCATTTCAATATTAACCCATGGATGCCAATTCCACAAATCATCCAACTTTTTTGGAAATGGTATCTCTCTGTCTATAAGTTCCCATTTATCAAAACGGTCAAGTCTGCCTTCTCTAGGGAATCCTAATGCTGTAGTTTTTTGTTTTCCATAATTATAGTCTACTGTAATATGTTCACCCGTAAACTTTTCACACCAAAAATATCCAGGTTCAATGTTATCACCTGGTTCTAGCCATTGTAGTCTTGCACCTTTACTCATCATTTCTAAATTCATGATAGGTCTAACTACATACTCACCTGATTCTGGTACTGTTATGCCAGCCGGCCCACATTTATGGCCAAGTTTTTTAGAAAGTATTAACTTGTCATAAACCCATAACCATTTCCAACTTAACTGTTGCCAAATATTATAATCGTTTTGAAAATCCACTATGCAACAAGACCGACCTTGTAAACAGTTTTACCATCTTCTTTCATAGCAGTCATAACTTTTTTTCTATTATCATCTAAGTCATGTGATACATGAACCCATCCTGAATCAGGTATTCCTGGTGTATAAAATTCAAGTATCAATTGTCTAAACTCACAATTATCTTTTATCCACTCTGCTAAATCAGCATTTGCGACACCATTGATTTCAATGTCAGCTGCCATACCTTTACAATGGTCTGATGTTTTAGAACCACCAATAGCAGAATTTAATTCTGGGCTTCTATACCCTGAGTTTACTCTTACTGCTTTACCAAAGTGTTCTCTTACTGGTTGTAAAACACATTCACAAAGTTGTTTTAAATTTTCAATTTCTTCTTCGCCTGGCTCATTATCAATATCTTTTCTTGTTGCCGTTTGGCTTTTCGTCATTTCTTTTAACGAAAAATTATCTGATAATTTCATTTCATCTCCTATTGTAAAAATATCAAAGGCACTTCTAGTTTTTTCAACGAGTTTGCATGAATAAAAAATCCTAAAAATCTTTCACCAATAAAACCAGGATATCTCCAAGGCAAAGGCTCTGAAAAATTATCGCCTGATTTTTTTACTGGATAAACTTTAGAACTGTTAATGTATATGTATTCAAGTATTCGGAACAACTCTGAGGCATATCTTAAAAAGTATTT